GGGAGCGGCGAAGAACCAATATCGGCTACTCGTTCCCGAATCCGTTTCCACGGTGACGGAATATGGCAGCGATTTTGGTATGCGACACAGCGTGATTGAGTTCACCAAGGCAGCTCATTTGATTACTAGGGCCGGTGCCGGGGATGACGGCCACGGCAACCTGAAGCTGGTCACGTTTCCGAAGGGCCGGATTTGGGTGCATGGTGCGGTGGGCACGTTGAGCAGTGTGGACGTGTCTGATTCCGCCAACATCAGCAATACCGGCTCCGGTGATTACTCCTTCGGGACTGTCGCCACGGCTAACTGCACCCTAGATGGTACAAACGTCAACATAGGGCCGTCTGCGGCCTTGATTGACCCGTTTGTGACTGGCGTGGGTGCTGCTAACGCCTCATCCGTTCTGGCTGCTGGGGCATTGTTCGACGGTTCGGCAACCGCCACGCCCGTATTCCTGAACATCATCTTTGATGCGGGGGATGTGACCACGGGCAACGGAACGGCTGATCTTGTCGGCAAGCTCATTATCAAGTGGTCGTATCTTGGCGATTTCTAACAATCGGAGGGCCGGGAAACTGGCCCTCTTTTTCAATGAGAGGTTGAGATGAAGCTGTACAGCATTAAAACTGGCGAAGAATGGGAAGGAGAACCGATTGATGCCAGGGTTATGCTTGAACGGGGCGGATGGACGGAAGACTACATTCCGGTAATTCTTACCAGGAAGGAACCTGTTGTGGAAAATAAAAAGCAACCGCCCGCAAAACGGAAGGGACGCAAAAAGGAGTAATCCATGGCTCTTGTCGTTGAAGACGGTTCAGTTGTCACCGATGCCAACTGTTATGTGTCCCTTGCAGATTGCAACGAATATCATTTCAGCATGGGCAACCTGAACTGGTTTGCAGTGGATGAAGATAAGGAAGCGGCAATGCTCAGAGCAATGGCCTGGCTGGAGTCACAGACGTGGAAGGGGCGCAAGACGGCTTACGACAATCCTCTGTCATGGCCCAGGGCGGATATTGTTGACCGGGACGGCTACACAGTTCCTGAAGACGAGGTTCCCTCCCCGGTGGTCAAGGCACTATGCGAGGCAGCCCTGATTGAGCTGGACACACCCGGAGCCTTGAGGCCATCCATGAAGCGTGGGGGGCAACTTATATCTCAATCCATCGAGGGTGTCGGTTCGTGGACATACGCCAGCGGCGCACCTACTGAAACGAAATTTCAGGCCGTGTCAAGTTACCTTAAAGGGTTGGTTTCTGGTGGTGCGATTATCAAAGTGGAGCTTGCCTGATGTCTGACTGGCAGGATGATATAATCAATGATGTTGACGAAGCCTTGAATGAGTGGGGCAGTACCGAGGCTTACATCTATCAGCCTGGCACGCCTGCAACCTTCAATCCGGGCACGGGCACATACGCAGGTGGAACAGATCCGGTTGCGCTCAAGGTCAATGCCGTATTTAAGACGGTTTCAACACACATGATTGATAACACAAATATCCTTGCCACGGATAAGGAAGTCAGGATTTCGCCCAAGGGCTTGCTGGCGATCCCGGAGGTCGGGGACAAGATTAAGCGTGGAGATAAGATATTTACCATTATCCGGGATATATCCATGAAGCCTGCGGATAAAAATTTAATGCTCAGATATGTGATAAGGGCCGATTGATGAGCAGGTTCACTGACGACATAGCGAAATTCAGGGCCAAGGTCCAGGCCAGGGCTAACTCGGTCATCCGCAAGGTCGGCTTTGATCTTCATGGCAGGATAGTTGAGAGAACGCCCGTGGACACAGGTCGGGCAAAGGCAGGTTGGTCCATAGATGTCAGGCCGGACTCAACTTGGATTTACAATAATGTAGAATACATTGTCCCTCTTGAATATGGGCACAGCAAGCAAGCCCCGCAGGGCATGGTCAGACTATCTATTGCGGACATAGTCAACGCCTGGCCTGACATTGTGTCTGAAGTCAAACAGGAGATTAAATGAGCAACGACATCATGGTTGCCTTTGCTACGGCGCTGAACACCTTTGCTGCTACTCAGAACATTCAGGTGGCCTGGGAGAATGTCAACTTTACCCCTCCACAAGATGAACCGTACCTCAGGGGCTTTCTTTTACCCGCTACAACCGTTGCCGCTGGATTAGGCACGTCTGCTTACAACAAACATTCAGGTGTTTACCAGGTGGACGTGATTTATCCCGCAGGCCAGGGCTGGGGTGGATGTTCCTCAATGGCTGAAAAGGTCCGAAAAAACTTTAAAAGGGGAAGCTCTCTAAAAAGCGGTGCCATAATCATTGAAAGCGCCTCCACCGGCCCAGCCATGCGTGAAGATGGACGCTACAAGATCCCTGTTTCAATCAATTACATAGGATGGTTGCCCAATGAATGACGTTTTGCTGATTATCGGCAGCGCTCCATGCAGGCTTGAGGATATAAAAGGATTTAAGTCGCTGTATAAAAAAGCCCACGATGTCTGCTGCATCAACGAAACAGGACTCTGGTATCGTGGTCCTTTCAAGTATTGGGTATCCGCCCATGCCGACAAGCTGCTTGAGTGGGCGAAAGTCAAGCCCAATGCCGGGGCTGAACTCTGGTCCTACAGGCAGCGGGCAGGGATTAACCATGCTCATGTCCGCTGGGATGGCGGTAGCTCATCATTCGTGGCGGTTCAGTTCGCTTTGTTTGCCTGGGAATATCGCCGGATCGTTGTGGCTGGATGTCCGCTGACAGGTGAAAACGAGTGCGGTCGGTATGACAGGTTTTTGCCCGCATGGAACAATCTTGTCCCGGACTATCAACACAGGGTCAGGTCAATGAGCGGCAATACGGCGCAAGTAATCGGCAAGCCGGACAAAGAGTTTTTTAATGGGCAAGAATAGTGAGTACACCCCGGCTGAATTATTGGAAATATTGCGTAAAGTCTGGCCTGAAGCGTACGGACATGTGGTCTGGATGATTCGGGCTTGTTTGAAGCTCCGGCAGGATTTGCCGCCGCATAAACATACAGGTTGCTCCGGCGAAAGTCATAGCAACAACAGCAGGAGATAAATTATGGCATTTGCAAGTGGATCGCAACATGGATTGAGGTATGTTTCTGAAGGGGCGACCTGGGGAGTTACCCCTTCAACCCCGACAATGGTTTCTTTGCGGCATACCTCATGTTCGCTGGTTTTGAGCAAGGATGGTTTTCAGTCCCAGGAACTCAGGTCTGATAGGCAGATTTCAGATTTCCGGCATGGTGTTAAGCGGGTTCAGGGCGATATTGGCATTGAGCTGTCTTACGGTGAATTTGATCCGTTGCTTGAGGCGGCCCTATTTGGTGAATTTGCTTACCAATCCGGGATCAGTGCGGACAATGTGCTTAAAGGCGGTACAACCCGCAAGTCCTTTACCATTGAGCGGGCATTTCTGGACATTACTCAATTTGGCGTATTCACCGGCTGCATGGTTAATACCTTCAACTTATCCATCCCGGCAAACAATATCGTTACCGGATCATTCGGCATTGTAGGCAAAGATGGCAGCTATTCAGCATCGCCATTATCGATTTCACCAACCGCATCTAAGACCAATTCTCCTTACGATTCATTTACCGGCGTAATCAAGGAAGGGACAAACGAGATTGCAGTTGTGACCAGTTTGGAGATTAGCGTCAATAATGCCCTTGATCCAAACTTTGTTATCGGTTCAGACGCGGCCGCGGCGATCACCGATGGCCGAAGCAATGTCACCGGAACCGTATCGGCCTACTTTGAGAATGTGGCTTTGTTGGACAAGTTTATTGATGAAACTGAATCCAGCATTGAAATCACTTTGGGCGGGGCTACGAATAAGTATGACATTCTGCTTCCAAGAATCAAATACACCGGCGGCGATAATCCCGTAACCGGCGAGGGACCGATTGTCATGAATATGCCCTTCCAGGCATTGCTTGACGATACAACAAAAACCAATTTGCAGATCACCAGAACACCAGCAACTTAACCAAAAAGGAGATTGACTGACATGGCTAAGAACGAGTCCGGCGGATTTGATTTCGCCTCCCTCAAGGCAAAGGAAACGACCACGATGTGCCTTAAAAATCCGAATACCGGAAAAGACATTCCCGGCGTGACTTTCGAGGTCTATGGCCGGGATAGTGATGTGTTCCGGTCGGCAAAACTGAAACTTGACCGGGCCAGGGCTAAGAAGTTTCAGGGATCAAGGAGATTCAATGTTGATCCGGCTGACGTGGAACAGGAAGGATTGCACCTCCTGGCTGCCTGCATAGCGGGCTGGACCGGAGTTGTGCTGAACGGTGAAGAGTTGCCTTACAGCCGTGAAAACGCCCTTAAATTGATAACTGAGGTCCCGGAAGTCTATGAGCAGGTTGACCTGTTTGTGGGGGACCGGGGAAATTTTTTGTCCTCCTAACCCTCCTGTCTGAGGCCGTAAAAGATCATGTCCGGTTGCAGGCTCCGCAGTCAGATGGTCAAGTCCTCCTGGATCATCTGGAACAGGTGGAAAAAGCAACCGGGCAACGGCCTCCCGAGGCTGAATGTCAGGAGCCGCCGATTGAGGGTGAATACCTTTGGGAATGGTTCTGGGAACTGAACCAGGGCAGGCAGGCGGGAATAAGTGGCCCGGCATCTTTGTCCTGGCTGGAGATTAAGGCATGGTCGGAACTTAACCGGGTGCAGCTTGAACAGTGGGAGTTGCAGGCTATCAGGATCATGGACAATGCTTATTTGCAGGCTGCTAACAAAAAAGGAAAATAGATGGACCTTGCACACTTAGCTGTTAAGATTGACACCGGCGACACCCGGCGGGCAACCCAGGACCTGGACAGATTGCAGCGTCCGGCGCAGCAGGCTGAACGTGCGACTGATGGTTTACGCAGGTCGTTTGTAGCTTTAGGGGCGGCGGTTGCCACATATTTCAGCGTCAGTCAGATAGTCAATTTTTCCAGAACCGCTATCCGCGAATTTGCCCAGCTTGAGACTGCCATGTGGCGAATTGGCCGCCAGGCTGAACTCATGGGCCATGCCTGGGCCAATGTTGACTACATCAATGA